AAGAAAGGAGATGAGCATGAATGACAATGAAATCAGAGGCATACGCCTATCGCAAGCACTCAAATGGAGTGGGCAGGACATCTTTGAGGTAGCGGCTGCTGCCTTTGAGGATGCTAATTACCACAGTTTTAACGAGGTATTTTATGCCGCATGGATGGAGTATCAGAAAGAGTTGGAAGACTGTTGACATCTTATGTAATAAGGAGTATAACTATGGACTTACTACTACTGGAAAGTGGAGCAGCAATCGGTGCATTGATTGGCACTATAATATTAATAATATTTTTATCGTGAAAAGGAGAATTGATATGCTTGAATATATCCCTGAGAACCTAGACTTTGACGTAACCTTTGAGCCTACCCGTGTAGCTGACAAGAAGTATGTCATCGACAACAACACCAGCCAACCTATCGCTATCGTTGGCAAGGACTTCACCTGTGCATCACATGGTGACTTCTTCCGTGATGTTATGGATGCAGTCACTAATCATCTGACTGACGCTGAGTGTGCCAATGCTAATATTGTTTGGCGTGATGCTCACAACAACGGTTGGGCTATGATGGACATGACCTTGCCTAACATGAAGCACACTATCGTTACGCCAAAGCATGAGACTGAAATTGCACAACGCATCATAGCATTGCATGGTGTGGATGGTACGTGTTCTAACACGGTACTGTTTGGTGCTATCGACTTCTTCTGCACTAATGGCATGGTGCGTGGTGAGCATGACAAAGTAAGACGTAAGAACACAAGCGGCTTCTGCCTTGATAACTTCATTAAAAAGTTAGGCAAAGCTAACGATGATTTCACTGACTACCATAAACAAATACAACGATGGGCTAACAAGTCTCTGTATGTAGGAGATGTCAAAGCTATGCTTGAATCGCTCGACAAAGGCAAGGCTGATGGATTGTTTAAGTTGTACAATCAAGAGGCTGGTGTGCGTGGTAACAATGGCTTTGCGTTGTACTCTGCTTTCACAAACTATGCAAGCTATGCTGATGAACGTAATGGTTTCAAGCTACGTAATACTGGTAAAGACACTGCCGCTAAGAATATGTGGGAGCGTGAAGAAAAGGTAACACGTTGGATTGAAAGCAAGCAGTTCAAGGAGTTGTTAGCAGCATGACGGATGCTGGCTGGCCTTACACAAAACGCTTCCATGAAAATGATAAGCCCAACACACTAAATGAGGCGTGGTTTTTACCGCGCTTCAGTTGTTGGACTGTCCAATGTTATGTGCCTTATTGGACTAAAGAGAGAAAAGGAAAGCATTGGAAAAAATATAAGATGTATAAGTTCTTATATGAAAGAGGTGAAAATCCAGAAGATTATGTGCATAGAATATATAACAGGTGGGGAATACATTTGGGTGATGGTGTGTATGTACATGACAAAACAAGTCAGTATTACAAGTTCGGCACGTATAGATTTGTAGACTCTCAATCGGAGTATGATGCATTAGATTATGAGGAGTTAGTTTGACATGGAAACAGTGCAGCAATTAGTTGACAAGTACTATACATCCAATGATTACAGTATGTTACGCGACAGAACTAAACAAGACTATAAGTATTTCTTGAGTGTAATGTGTAAAGAATTCGGTGATGTAAACTATACTGAGTTGACAAGTAAGCAAGCTAAACACGCTTACGAAGATTGGGTTGTGCGGGGTATCAGCCTCGCCAACCATGTCTGCACTGTGTCATCTATCGTATTTAGATATGCTATTGAGATGGAGTATACCAACATTAATCCATTCGCTAATGTTAAGCGTAAGTCTGCTCCACAACGTAAGGTGGTGTGGACTGAGGATGACGTGCGTCAATTCCTTGACACTGCATACACTACATTTGAGTGGCGTAGTATCGGTTTGATAGTACACATGGCATACGAATGGTGTCAGAGGCTAGGTGATATGCGTTTACTTACATGGGATAACTTTGACTTTGCCAATAGAAAGCTATCTCTTGAGCAATCAAAGCGTAGGGCAGAGGTAACTTTGCCTATCGAAGATGACCTATATGATATGCTGATACAACAGGAGCAGGACTTTGGCTTTCAACAGTACGTTGTTCCTCGTACAAGCCCCGTACAGGGGCAGTATCATCCTTATAGTATGGAGAGACTGTCCAAAGCTGGAAGGGCTGTCATGCGCGAAGCTGGACTGTCTGATGAACTTAGACTGTCTGACTTACGAAGGACAGGTACAACACAGATGGTTGAGGCAGGTGTATCTATGGGACAAATCATGTCGGTTACAGGACACACTAACCCACAGTCAGTTAAACCATACATGAAAAATACTTATGCCTCTGCAAATAATGCATTGACAACACGTAAATCTCATGGTAAAAGCACTTAACTGCCGCAGAGAAAGTGATATAGTTATGAACATATATAATATAGTTAGTGAATTAAATATACCTAACGGTCATACTAAGAGAATGCCTTGCCCTAACTGTGGTAAGCGTACTTTTACTGTGACTAACAACATGGGTAGCTTGGTATGGAACTGCTATCGTATGTCGTGTGGTGTGAAGGGTGGCACTCGTGTTCACCTCACAGTTGATGACATCCGGGCTGGCATGGGTAATGCTCAAGAGTTTGCTGAAGCTACGCCATTTGAGTTACCTACATACATCATACCCCATCGTGGTAATGTGTACATGAACAGGTGGTGTGATACGTGGGGATTGGATATAGATAGATTAGGTTTACTGTATGACGTAAAGGAAAGCCGTGTGGTATTCCCTGTCATGCATGAAGGTAAGATGGTAGATGCTACAGGCAGGTCACTGTCTAAGCACCGTCTACCTAAATGGAAACGATATGGAAAAAGTGGCTTGCCTTATACCTCTGGTTGTGGTAAAGTCGCAATAGTTGTTGAGGACTGTGTGAGTGCAGCCGTTGTTGGTTACGGTAACTTTGTCGGGGTTGCGCTTCTTGGAACATCTCTGCAAGAATCGCATAAAAGGTATCTTGCACAGTTCTCGACAGCCGTGATAGCGTTAGACCCCGATGCGCTACCCAAGACTTTGCTGATGGCAAAGGAACTACGAGGACACGTAAACGATGTTCGTGTACTCAGACTGAAAGATGACTTGAAATATCGTAACCCGACAGATATGGAGAATGTAAATGGAATTAGCACTGATTAGAAGTTTGATGGACAAGGAGTTCTACGATGACCACCGTGGCTCTAAGTGTCCTGACCGACTGTTCAGTAGTGATGTGCGTAAGATTAAGAAGTCTATCGACACAGCTATGGACAGGTATGAGCGTTCTGTATTGCCAGATGAGATTGAGGCGTTGTTTATGTCCGATAATCCTACTCTGACTACAGCACAGAAAGCATCATACAGTAGCCTGTTTGGGCAGATTAAACGAGAGCAGCCGTTGGGTAGTGACATAGCACAAGAAGTACTATCTAAACTATTTCAACAGGTTATAGGAGAGGACGTAGCTAACATTGGATTTGATATGGTCAATGGTGATGCAGCTACGCTTGAGAAGCTACGCAACTTGCTTGAGCGTTACGGTGATGACTTTATCCCTAACCTCAACATTGAGTGGGATGACATCACGATTGAGACACTCATGGCAAAGGCTGAGTTGGAAGCTAAGTGGACATTCAACATACCATCCGTCACCCGTAAGGTAGAGGGTGTATCAGGTGGTCAGCTTATTGAGGTAGGTGCTAGACCCAATACAGGTAAGACATCCTTCCATGCCAGCTTGATTGCTGCACCGAATGGCTTTGCCCATCAGGGTGCTAAGTGTATTATCTTATGTAACGAAGAGGCAACCCACCGTGTAGGTGCTAGGTACTTGACTGCTGCTGCAGGTATGACTGCACATGAGGTTAAGGATAACATAGGTAAAGCTAAGATGATGTATGAGCCTGTGTTCAAGAACATCAAGATAAAGGATGCAGGTGGCAGGGATATGGCATGGGTAGAATCTGTCTGCAAGGCAGAGAACCCCGATATACTTGTACTAGACATGGGTGATAAGTTTGGTGTGGCAGGTAACTATGCCAGACCTGATGAGGCACTCAAGGCTTGTGCTATCTACGCTAGGCAGATTGCCAAGACCTACGACTGTGCCGTGTTCTATATGTCACAGCTATCTGCTGACGCAGAAGGTAGGTCACAACTTAATCAGTCCATGATGGAAGGTTCACGTACAGGTAAGGCTGCTGAAGCTGACCTTATGATACTGATTGGTAAGTCACCTACCGTAGAAGGACAGGAAGAAGATAGTCCACTACGTCATGTTAATATAGTCAAGAACAAGTTAAATGGCTGGCATGGCATGGTTAATGTTGACCTCAACTACAGGACAGCGAGGTATGAAGGATGAAGCTAACACTTGATGTAGAGAACACCGTCACCAAGCGTGGTGGCAAGATGCACCTTGACCCCTTTGAGCCA